ACCCCACCCACAACTCGGACACACTACACAGCCGCTTTCGTGTATAACCCGAGTTCCACATTCAGGACAGTAAACAGCACCGCTGTCGCGTGCCGTCTCTTGTTTGTTTTCGCTATCGTCTTTCATTGCTTCTATCCTCCTTATGGTATTAATTCAAAATTACAATTTACTACAGGAAAATCCTCTTCTTTGTAGATGTTTACCTTTGCACATCCTACAGGATTGGGTCCTAAGCCCTTCTGCACGATGTAACCATCTTGTATCTCCCAGTCACGTTTGTAACCAGGGGTTCTTACATACCATGCGATGTCATAATACGGATCTCCATGCAATGATAAACGTTCACGCGCTACGGGCATGATATAAGCCGTATGAGTGTGCCCATTCCACACAATATCAGCATCGGGCTCGTAAGTCGCTTGCCTGTTAACCGCTAACACGCCTCTTGTAACTGGGGATTGACCGCCTGCACCGTTATGAGAGTAGTAAAGCTTTATACTCGATGTAGAATGATACACCTTTAACATAAATTTAATCCAACCATTCCAACTACCAGTTACAGCTTGACTGCCTTTGGTTCGTAACAAAAACACCAGCCGATCCGTTAAGTCTGTGTTAGAATTTCTTCTTACACTTAATTCGTGGTTACCTTGCAACACCGCTATAATGTTGCTTGCATAAGGTTCTAAGAAACCAGCCGAATCTTCTACTACTACATCTAAGTATTTTTCTGTTCGATACTCTGGTCTTAGTTCGTTTAAGTTTCTACGTGGATCAAACTTGCCTTGCATTGCATCAAACCAATCGCCACCTATAATTATAAGTGCATCTTCTTGTAATGCTTTATCTAAGTGGGTTTTTAATGCCTTTCTATCACATGAAATGCTATCAAAGTGAGCATCAGAAATTAAGTAAATGTTTGTGTTAATTCTTGGTTTGTCCTCCATCCTAACGGTTATAACACGTTCTTTGCTTGTAACTGTAAAATCCATTATTCGCCCTCCGTTTCGGATGGAGTTTTTCTTAACAACCACGTATACACGGCTATTCTTTCGTCGCCGTTCTTACTTGGTAACCATTTAACTGAAAAATCATCTACCTTAACCATTGCATCTGGTTCTCCTGCTGCGTTCGTTAATATCAAATACTGCATTTCTTGTTTGAAATAACGCTCTATAGATTTTATAAAAGCCTCCGCGGGCTTTTTAACCATTACAACTTTAATACCAACATGTGTAAAAGATTGCTCTAAGTCGTTTGCATCCATTGGTTTGCTTGTTACAAAATTCTTTTGATAATCCTTGCTCAAATCTTGTTCTATAGCTACCCTCGTTACACCAGCCATATATGACACCCATGTATCTATATAATCCATATCATACTCTGGATTCTCTGCAAGATATTTATTAACATTCTCTTCTGCAAGGTTGTCGGTTTTTGTTAACTTAAATCTACAATACGCGAGCATGTTTTACTCCTCCTTCTTGTACTTCTGTTACATCTATCTCCGCACGTTCTATCTCTGATATGTAACGTTGCGCAGTTATAATTGAAATCTGCTTATCGTTATTGTAAGCCACGTTGTTTAATCCATCTAAAATGCTTTTAATGTAGTTATCCAAATCGCCTATTACCCTGCTAGTGTAAATCTTAATATCAACTCGTACATCGCCCTTCAAAGGTTCTGGTATGATTAACCGCGCCGTTTTAGCCACTAACTGCTCATACTCCTTTGTTTTATTAGGAGTATACATTTTACCTTGCCTGTTCATTCGTGGGCGTTCTTTTGGTACTGGTCTGCCAGGTATTACAATTTTGTATAACATCTTCTCTCCTCCTTTCTTTAAAAGAATATAGGATTAGAAGCATCGATTGAAACGACCGAAGCGCCATCTTCTATAAGAGTTATAAGTAAAGGATCAATTTTCTCTCTTAACTCTCTCGGAGTTCGCTTGCTAGTTACTATCATGGGTTTGTAATAAGCCGCTCTGCTATGAATTACCTTATAAAGTACTTCTAACTGCCACTTGGTAGGTGTATCAAAACCTATATCATCGATTATTAGTAACGGGACTCTAATAAGTGCGTGTTTAATGTCAGGCAAAATACCATCCATACTATCCAACTCAGGGGTAACATTAGCAAGAAAATCCGGTATGTAAACAAGCAAACTATCAATTGATTTCTTAGATACCTCGTTTGCTATTGCACAAGCTAAATGCGTTTTGCCAGATCCAGGATTTCTGTCAATCAAAAATAGGTTGCCAGCATCGGATCCAAAATTAGGTCTGTATTGAAAGTTGTTAGCATATTCTTTACAAATTCTAAATGCCACTTGTAAATTACTGTCCACATTAAATGTTTCGAATGTCATTTCTTTGTAAGGTTTCTTAATACCATACCTCTCAAAGTTTTGGTTTTCATTCATTTTGCTTACCTCCTTCCTTGTTTCTTATGTTTATTATACCACCGTTTACCATACAACTATCCATTGAGTGTTAAATTTTTGTTAAAATGGTAGAGCATCCTTTGAAACTGCCGATTCGTCTTTTTGACTTACAACCGCCTGCGCTGCACGTCTAATATAAGCGTTTTTTGCATTCTCGCTTAACCACAGGACATAGTTAGAATCGGTTTTATAAATCTCTTGTAAGGTTTTATCTTTGTATTTACCAAAATTTAGTTTTAGCTTTAATGCTTTATCTAACGGCATCTCTTTTTCTGTTTCGTTTTCTGAAACACGCACCTCGTTATTGCTAACAGTGCTTGCTGACACCACTTGCACCTCTGGTGCATCTGGTGTTTCTTGTGTAAAAACTTCTGAAAGGCATGCGATAGTTAGTGTAGCATCCACTAGTGCACGCTCTTTTGCCGTTCTTAAAATTACATCCGCCATAGCATACAAATCTTTGTTTTGCGAAGCAAATTCACGTTCTCTGCTGTTACAATGACCCAATCCCTCTGCTATAACAGATCCACCTTGCACTAACGCACATTTTACTGTGAAAGCAACAACGTTATTTTTAGCATCTTCTACACCTTCTAAGATTTCAAAGGTAGGTTTTATACCTAGTATCAATAGAATTTTATCTGCACCCGCTCTTAGTAGTATCGGTTTGCTTGCATCCGATATAACCACGTAGTTAGTGCCTTCGGTTAATTGTGATTTTAACGCTTGCTGAAACTGGGCTACTTTGTTTACTATCTCGGTGATATCTTCTAAACTCATGTTTTCTAATGTTTTCTCTTTAATTTCTTCACTTTCTTTTTTCATTTTAATACCCTCCTTTTTATGGTATAATAATTATAGCACGAACACCGTACCATCGGGTCGTGCGGTGAAAGATGGTTCACTTTCTTTACCTCCTTCCTCTTTCACCTCCTTTCTTAGACCCGCCCCGCCATGGGGCGGGTTATTGTTTATGCCACTTAGCATTGCCTTTGCAAGCGAATTTCTTACCTTGTTAACATTGTTTATTGGTTCTATACTTACATTCAAAATCATGATATCCATTGATTTCATCTTTCTAATCCTCCTTCTCCCTCGTATTCTAAGTAAATAACCCATGTGCCCCATGTAAATTCTAAGAAGTGGTGTGCCATTGTATTAGCATCACTTATTAAATCGCGTTCGCGCCTCGCAGCCATATAGTCAATCGGCACGTAGTCTATAGAAGCCCAGAAAGGGCGATCCTCGTAATCTATGTCCTCGTCATAAAGTTCGTTAAATTCTTTCGCGCCTTCTTCTGTGGGAAACCACCAGCCATATACACGTCTACGATCTGGTTCGATGTATTCTGCGTAAAATTCTCCTTGCAATCCTAAGTCGATGCGGTTTAATTCTCTTGCCTTCTCGCTCTCTGTAAAATCTAACCTCATTTCGTGTTCCTCCTTTCTTAGTTTCTGATTGTATTATAACCTAAAAACAAGCGATTGTAACACCTAAATGTTAAGTAAAAGTTAAGTAAATCAGAGTTCGTTGCGGTGCTTTTGTGATATTATAATCTCATGAAAGCAGTAACACGGTTAGCAAGTGTAAGGTATAAAAGTAGCAAAAGTGTGTTATAATAGATTGCAACGGAAGGAGGTTTGAAAGATGGAAGACATTGAAAGCGCACGTAACGCCATGTTAAAGTGCGCACTTAAATACGCTGACTTAGAATGGGCAGTGTTACCGTTGCATTCAATAGTACACGGACAGTGCACCTGTGGTAACAAAGACTGTTCATCACCTGGTAAGCATCCACGGACACTACATGGAGTTAAAGATGCTTCTTCTGATCCAGATGTTATTATGGATTGGTTTACAAGGTATCCAGATTCTAACATTGGTATTGCTACAGGATCTAAATCTGGTATATTCGTGATTGATATCGATGGCGTTGATGGCGAGAGAAGCTTAGAAACTTTACAGCAAGAATACGGACCCCTACCTACCACACTTACCGTTAGAACTGGTAGCGGTGGTAGGCACTTATACTTCTTACAACCACCTAATGTTACTATTAAAAACAAGGTCGCACTACTACCTGGTGTAGATATTAGAGGTGATGACGGTTTTGTAGTCGCGCCACCAAGTATACACGCAAGCGGTAGTGTTTATAAGTGGGAATCAGAAGAAGATACACCTATAGCTAACCCACCAGATTGGTTGTTAAAAATCATTAACGAGGATACACTATACTTCAAAAAAGCAGAACCTAGAATGTTGCGCACGGTAGATTTAGTATTAGCGGGTGTACCAGAGGGGCAACGAAACAATACTTTGTTTAAGTATGCTTGCCGTTTAAAAGCTAAGAGGCTTACCAAAGAAGAAGCAACCGCGTTAGTATTAGAAGCAGCATCTAAATGTATACCACCTTTACCAGAGAAAGAAACATTAAAGATAATTGAAAGCGCTTGGAAGTATTCTGAAAGTTACAGCTTAACAGACCTAGGTAATGCAGACCGACTAGTTGCTTTGCATGGGCAAGACATCCGCTATTGTAAAGCTTGGAAGGAGTGGCTGATCTGGGATGGGCGCAGATGGAAGATCGATGATACCTTTGAAATAATGAGAAAAGCAGAAGATGTAATTCAATTTATGAAAGCAGAATCTTCTAACATTAAAGATCCAACCGAACGTGAACGCTTTGAAAGATTTATAACACAATCCGAACAAAAAGAAAAATTTAAAGCTATGATTGATCTTGCAGTTGGTAAAGAAGGTATAGCAATTCAATTGCAAGAATTGGATACTGATCCTTGGTTGTTAAACGTTACAAACGGTACTATAGACTTAAGAACTGGCTATCTAAGACCACATAAACAAGAAGATTTAATAACTAAGATAGCAGATGTAGAATATGATGCAAATGCTACAGCACCGAGGTGGGAGCAGTTTCTTTATGAAATCATGCTGGGCGATGAAAACCTAGTTAAATTTTTACAACGTGCGGTAGGTATGAGTTTAACAGGTGTTATAGAAGAACATGCACTGTTTGTTTTATACGGCACTGGTAGAAACGGTAAAAGCACGTTTCTAAACACGTTAATAGAAGTGCTTGGTGACTACGCGATGCAATCCGCCTCTGACTTGTTAATGGCGTTAAGAGGAGATACACACCCTACCATGGAAGCTGACTTGTTTGGTAAGCGTTTTGTGGTAACCGCTGAAACAGGACAAGGACAGAAACTAAACGAAGCATTAGTTAAACTACTAACAGGTGGTGATAAAGTTAGAGCACGTAGGATGCGCGAAAATTACTGGGAGTTTAAGCCTACACACCATATATGGCTTGCAACTAACTATAAACCACGTGTATATGGCACTGATATAGCAATGTGGAGCCGTATTAAACTAATACCATTCAATGCGCAGTTTCTCGATGGAGATCCAAGACAGGATAAAAAACTACCAGAGAAGTTGTTATCAGAAAAAGCGGGTATTCTTAGATGGGCAGTAGAAGGTTGCTTGTTATGGCAAAAAGAGGGCTTAGGAGTACCAGAAAAAGTTATAGCAGCTACCAACGAGTATAAGGTGGAACAAGACACTATTGCAGCGTTTATAAGTGATTGCATCGAAACCGATCCTAACTCTGATGTTACATCTAGCAAATTGTATAAAGCTTACACGCGGTGGTGCGAAGAAAACGGTGAGCGTCCATTTTCACAAAGAGAGCTAGGCGTTAGACTTACAGAACGTGGTTTTACACGCGGGCGTGCTACAGGTGGTGTAAGGGTATGGAAAGGCATTAAGCTAACAACTCAAACGCAGGGAGACCTTTACTAGTTAATGTAACATACATACAAAAACAATCACGGCGGGGCTTATAAGCCCCGCCCTTTTTTTTGATATCCACAAGTGTGTAAAAAAAATCAAGTTCCCAAAATGGGAACTTGATTGGCAACAGAGCTGAAAAGCGGTGCAAAAAATTTGCACCGAAAAACAACAGATAGGTAAATTAAGAGAGTGACACATCTAAGAAGTTAGTGACACATCTAGTGACACATCTTTTAGAGATGTGTCACTAAACAAAGTTAGGTAAAACCTAACTCCATTGAATTTAGTGACACAAGTGACACAACTTTTCCAGTTTATTTTCTAGTAGAAGATTTTTCTATAGATCTATATACGTTTTCTTGTGTCACTTGTGTCACTACCTTTAAGAAACATAGATAAATACTAAGTGGAATCGAGTGACACATCTAGTGACACAAGTGACACATCTATAGACTTGTGTCACTTTTTTTAATGGTAGGGTAAGAATCAAAAACGCCCTCTCGTTTTATAAGAGGGCGTTAAGAAAAAGGAGGAGGGCACCCTACACCCACTCTGTAGCTACCAAACTACTGAGCTGTAGGATTGTTTATAGCTTCGTAACCGCCCATCGCTGTTAAAGTAACCAGCACCGCATTAAGTAATATAACTAACACACCTTGCATGCCTTCACCTCGCGGTGCAAAAGCTGCGGTTAGTATCAGTGCTACAATGAAAGCGTAAATTCTTACCACGTAGTCGTCAAACTCTTTTTTAATAATACCTTTAGTAAATTGCACGATTAAACCTGTAGCGGTAACTAAACCAGCGAAGGTAGCTAGCATTTCTAAAGTAAAAAAATCATTCATTCTCTCACCTCCTCTACCTTGCAGTTATAAAATTTATAAAAGTAAATAACAGTCCCATGCCAGCTATCATAACAGGTATTAGCCACATGAAGGTGTTTATTTTTGTAGTGGTTTCTTCTACCTTTTGTCGTAGGTTGTTATAGTCTCGTATCAGAGTTCTGGTAGCTTCCATATCAGCTCTTCTACCTTTTGTCGTAGGTTGTTATAGTCTCGTATCAGAGTTCTGGTAGCTTCCATATCAGCCTTTAACTCGCTGATGTCGTCTTTAAGTTCGTCGATCTTCTCTAACAACTCTTTAACCTCGTACACATGTACCGACCCCCACTTCCCTATTAACTAAAAAATCTTTTTTATCATTCTTCGAATATAAAGTCATAAGTCACCTTCATAGTTTTATCGTTTGTTTTTGTAACAGGGTTGGGTAATCTAACGATACTTCCTATGTTCACGTCAACTTTAACTAATGTTCTTGGATTAAATTGTATAACCCATAAACTTGTGTCATCACAGGTTACTCCTACAAATTTTGAAACATTAGATCCTGATGATATTTTAGCTAAGACTTCTCCAGTATCTGGGTTTATTTTATAAAGTTTGTTTCCACTATAAGTACCACGATCTATATACCACAAGTTATCTCCATCCCATGCAATATCTATTATTATATACGCATCTTGCGGATAAGGGATAGAATTTATTAGATTTCCATTACTAGAATCAATTTTATCAATAGTATAAGTATTATTGTTAGCCACTCTTAAATAAGATCCATCCCATGTTATTCCAGATGTATAGGAACCTGGTAACTGATCCATGAGGGCTCCTGTTTTTGGGTTAATTTTTCTTATTTTCCCATCGGCTGCCGTTATCCAAAGGTAATTACCGTCATAAGCAATTGATTGTGGGTAAGCCATACCCCACTGTACGGGATAATATTTAAAAACTGACCCAGTAATAGGGTCAATTTGATATATTAATCTTTCGTATTCACCAATTGTCCATAAATATTTTCCGTCCCACGCAATTCCCCGTCCAGTACGTGCTGGATGATTAATACTTTGTAATGTTCCAAGGGTGTATTCTATACCTCCATCTCCCCATACAATTTTTTGGAATGTGCCATTAGCATTTTGCGTTGAAAAATCGAATACCCAGCGAACACGCCTATTTGACCAATAACTTTCTATAGTATTTATAACGCCTTGAGTATCCCAGAGAGTACTTACTGAAGACTTATCACACCAGCCTATAATAGGACCTATATTTTTATATAACTTAGAAGATGTATAAACAGTACTACCAATAGAAGAATCCAGCATAATATAGCTAAAGGGGAAAGGGGGTTCAAATGAAGGATAAGAAGGATGCCCCATAAAAAAATTTTGCTTAACAGACCATTTTAATCTATTCATTGCAATATAAGTTAAAGAATTTTTAGATTTTTCTTCTAAAACTTTTTTACCAGATATATCAAAAAGTTCTACATTAACAATTCCTTTTACAGGTTTTATGTTTTTTAAGTTAACTATGTTTTTCATATATATCACACCTCTGGTATTTCAAATGTAATTGAAACATCCTCGCTAGGTATTGGCATAACGTTGATTAAATCTGTAATATTGTTTACCAATGTAGCTGCGTTTAAGTACAACTGTAGGGTATTAATTGGTATATTAACGTTACCAGCGCTTGTTTGAAATTTAACTGATAACGTACTAGTACTGGCAGGCACAGAAGGTATTATAAATGACACTCCGATTGTATTCCATCCCGTTTCACATGTTTGTCTTAATGTGGGTTGCACTTGGTTTCCATCCAAGTAAAACTTAATAGTAAGTAACGAAGCCTCGCTTGCTTCGCCAGACATAGTTAAACTAAGTGCTACGTTGGTTTCTTTGCTAAGAGACATACTAATTGAGATGGGAGTTGTTTCTGTCGTTCCAATACTAACAGCCTCCGTGTTACTCCATAATAAGTATGGGAATTGCGTTATACCTCCGCCTCCTCCTTGTGTTTGTGCTTTGTTAACACCCCTTACTATTCTGTTCATATAACTGATATAATCCTCATTCATAGCATTAATTGTATCATCGTCTGGTATTTCTTCTTCTGTAGTAGATTTCACTGTCCCTGTAGTATCGCTTTGTAAAGTGATACTTGCACTTTCAACTGCACTTTTAGTCGGTATCGCTTTTCTACTTACCGCACGCACTCTATAAATGATTTTATCATGACTTAAGTCCATGATGTCAACGCTTTCAACTAAGAATAAAGTAGTGGTATTCAAACCAAAACGAGGTAGTGTTACACTAAGTCTCTGCCCAGGTGCAAAACGTTTATCAAAGGTTTCGAATTCAATTGTAGTGGGTACTACACCATACTGGTCAAAAATCTTCTTAGCATAGTTAGCCGCTGCTTTGATAGTAGCAATGCCATCCTCGTTAAAAGCACGCCCGTAAACACCCGATCCACCTTCTATAGCCTTTCTTTCATTTATAGCTACTGGGTCGTTTGTGCTATATCTAAAATGTTCTCCAAACTCGTCTGCCGCTCCTATAATGTGCACGGTATTAATGTAATCTTCTAACGACTGCTCAACTGACATGTTTCTAAAATCTACAGTACTAAAATCGGGTCCGTATGTAACAGGTTCATTAACATAAAAGTTAAGTTGTTTAGAATTGTTAATATACCACTTTGCACTCGAATAACTTGCCATGTCATCCAAGATGTCTTTCACGCTTTGAGCAATAACATCATACTTTTCTAACCAAACACCGTTAGCAATGGATCCCATAGTAATACCATCCATACCAAGCAAATCAGATCCGCACATCTCTCTTACTATGTCACCTGCGTATTTATTGCGCCAGTGAGTTTCACCTACGGTTCTTCTGTAAGTAACACTATCATAACCGTCGCTAGAGAATGTTACAAATAAGTAACCAGTATCTTCCCATTCAGCGGGCGCTTGGAATCTATAACTACGGATATAGCCTCCAAATAGCAAGGTTGTACCATCATAGATTTTTAAGTCGGTACCAATACCAGGCACTGTCATGCGATCCAAGTCGGCAACTAAAGTAAAAGTCGCCGAGCGTCTGTTACCAATACTACGAGTTATAGTTAATGTTCCTACTTGTAAAAACTTAGTAAGGTCTTGCCCAGAGCACATTATTTTTATCGTGGGAAAACACCTGCCCTCTTTAGCCTTTGCACGATAGCATCGGCTACTCTATCAATATCATCTCTGTTTTGAAAGTAGTTACCAGTTACTGTTATATTAATAGGTGCTGCCGTGCCTAACGGTTGCACCGTCGCGCCCTGCGGTAATGATAGTAACTCGGGTCCCGCTTCTCCTACAATACTAAGTCCTGGTCGTTTAATAATACCACCTTCGGCAAGTAATGGTATTTTAGGTATTTCAAAGCCTATAGTTTTACCACCGATTAACGGCACCCAGTCGGGCATTTTAATTTTTGTTATCTTATTAATACCATCAATCATACCGTTTATAACGCCGATAATGGTATTAATAACACCCTTTATCGTGTTTACAATACCATTCCAAACATTTTCCGCGGTTTGAGAAATACCATCCCATACGCGTGAAAGTGCATCTGCGATACTATTCCATGCATTAGTAAATGTTTTTGAAATGCCATCCCAGAGCCCTGTGAAGAAATCGGATATACCATTCCAAATGCTACTTGCGGTATCTTTAATACCGTTCCACGTATCACTTAACCACGTTGTAATACTATCCCATACACCTTTAACTGTAGTACTAATACCATTCCATAAATCAGTGAAAAATCCTGCAACGCTGTTCCAAATAGAGGTAGCGGTATCTTTAATGCCATTCCATAAACCAGTTAAAAAGCCAACGATCCAGTTCCATACACTTTGCACGACGGTAACGATGCCATTCCATAAAACAGTAAAGAAGCCAGCAATAGCGCTCCAAACTGTAATTGCAACGTTTTTAATAATATCCCATGTTTTTATTAAAAATGCCTTAATCTGATCCCAGTATTTTATTATTAAATAAACCACCGCTACTACAGCTGCTACTATAACTGCTGCCCAGCCTACAGATACACCTAAAATTCCAGCGATCCATTGAAGAGCGGGAACAAGCACTCCCTTCCAAAGCCAACTTAATACACTACCTATAGCTTTTATAATTGGTAAAATAATACTCCTACCTATTGCTGCAAATACACCCCAAATTGCTCCAAAAGCATTTACAAGACTACCTATAAATATCAATATGGGACCTAGTAAAGCAAACGCGCCAACTATTTTTATTATTGTATCTTTCGTTTCGGGTGGTAAACCTTGAAACCAATCTAAAAACTTTTGAATGTTTTGTATGAAACTATCTACATAAGGAGACAAAATTTCATAAATTTCTCCACCTATTTCTGCCCAAGCAAGTTTTAAGTTATTCATTGCTGTGGTAAACTTATCCGCGGGATCGAGTGTTTCTTCAAAGGTTTTCTTAACTGCACCTGCTGCACTTTCAGCTGCATCTCCTAAAGCATAGAAATCAAACGCACCACGGTTAATAGCATCTAACATCGCGGGGGCAGATCTACCAGAGAAAATAGCACTAGCATATTGTAACTGTTTAGTTTGATCTTTGGTGCCTTTTATCTTTTTTATTAAATCTTTCATGCCTTGCGATAACGTTTTGCCTTGTTTTGCAAAATTAACCTGCGCTCTCGATAAACCCATGAACATCTTGTTAGAATCCAAACCTTGCTGTTCAAAGTTACCTACTAGCTGTGCTGCTGTAGCAAAATCCAAACCTAACGCTTTAATCTGTGGTGCGCCACGTATAACAGAATCAAAAATCTGATCTACACTTAAGCCAGTGTCTTGCGATGCTTTTGTTACTGCATCTAAAATAGAAGCTAAATCCTTGGTTTGAAGCCCGTAAGCGGACATAGCTGCTTTCGCATTTTGTGTTGCCGTGGTAACATCCGTGTTATTAATCTGTGCAAATTGTAACATCAGTTTAGTAGCTTCTTCTAACGCGGGTCCCGTTAGTTTAAACTGAGTGTTCATTTCGCCTACAGCTTCACCTACGGTTTGTATGTCAAAGGGCATGGTTTTTGCAATGTTTTGAAATACTTGTTTTAGATTTTCAAACTCTTCGCCCGTCGCCCCTGTTTTAGTTATAATCGTATCTTCTGCTTCATCCACTTGTTTCCATGCTGCCATGGTAGTTGCACCAAGCGCAACGATAGGAGCGGTAACCTTTGTAGTAAGGGTTTTACCTGCATTGCTTATCGACTTGCCTATCTGTTTAAATTTATCAGAAATAGAAGTTGCTGATTTTTGCACTTCTTTGGTTAACCCAGCGATGTCTCGTTGAAATTTTTCTGTGCTAGCACGGATTTCAATCGAGGCTTCGCCGATTACATTATCAGCCATTCAATGTTCCCTCCCTTGCTTTTAGGTACCGCTCCACTAACTCTTGGTGTTCTTGCCTTCGCACTTCTATAGGTTTGTCTTCTGCTGGTTTTTTAATATCTAACAATGTTTTTAATTTTGGTATCTTTTTAGCACGCACTAGGTTGGCAACTAACCATGCATGGTATCTTGTTTGCTGTGTTTCAAACGTGATGCGTTGCTCGTATCCCTCTAACATTAAATTGAACTCGGCTATAGTCATGTTACCAAACTCCCAAGGTTTTAAGCCGAGAAGACCAAACGCTATACGTTGCACGTCATCCCAGTCCCAGTCTACGTCTCTGCTTCCTTCTCTGTCTCGTTTTGCTCCTTGGTTACTTTTTTTTGTCCACCTAGTGCGGTTTGTAAAGCCTCGCCAACTTTCATTAACACTTCTGTAAGATCTTGTGTTTTATCTAATAAATTGCCCACATCTTCAGGTGTTAATGAAGGATCTTCGTCTATTAACCCAGCCCATACTAACGCTCGCAGGTCTTTAAAACTAAAGTTCTCTTCATTGCCTAAACCGTTTACAAAACTTGCAAAAGGCTTGCCAGTCAAATCCTCTAACGTTGCCATCGCGTTAATGGTATAACGCAGTTTTCTCGGTTTGTCTAGTTTAATTGTTACAAACGGCTTAGCCATTATTTATTATGCCCCTCCAGTTAATTCAGTCCACTCGCCATCGATTTCAATGGTGATTGATACTGTAGCTTCTCCTTGGTCAGGATACTCTTCGCTTAAAGAGGTAACATAACCCGATGCGGATTTTATGTTAATATTGTTATCCATTACTGCAACGTTTACTAGTGTCCCTTCACGCATTGCGGTTTTGATAGCTGTATAAGAAACCGAATCTGGTACGTATAAAGCATCTAAACTTAAAGTAGAAGAATACCTGCCAGGTACAATCCTACGTGCTCTGCTTTCTTTGCTAGAAATATCAACCACATCAGAAGATTCATCAATAGTAGCATCTCTTTGAGATCCTACTACCATACCACCTATTGTTATTAGAATGTCACTACCGTTTTTGCCTACTACTTCAGGCATTTTAATTCCTCCTTTCGAATATAAATCTTACTGTTACAACCATGCCAAGGGCTACATCTTCTGGTATAAAGATGGGTCCCCTGCACTCCGTAATAATGTTTTGATACCCACTTACTGGTATATATTGTCTATGAAACAACTCTCGCACTCGCTCCGCCATATTTTCTACTAATACCTTACTACCTTGGTTTTTTGTGTAACATCTTATGTCTACTAACATCTCTCTACCTATAGTAGTTTTGGTATCAAATGGTACGTCACTCACTGGTCCCGATACTACAATGTAAGGTAACTCGGCATCACCAGGTACTGGTTCGATAGTAAAAATTGCTGGTTGGTTGTTATATAAGTTTACCATGCTTACCAAGATTGGATCTTCTACTAATTTATTATAAATCGCTTGTGTGAATACCGACATCACTTACCACCTATAAAAGCTTTAAGTGTTTTATCTTCGTTGTTTTCTAATGCGGGTCGTAAAAACGGTCTTGCTGCCATGCGAGATGTACCAAATTCTAAGTGTATAGCATAATCAACGGATGATCCTATTACACCATAAACTTCGTCGCCGTCCCTGCGCACTTCGTAAGTGATACTTCTTTGTAATTCGCCAGTGTTACTAGCTGGAGTGTCCCCTGGGGCGGATGCACGGTGCTCGCCCCACCTTGTTTTATACACTCTACCTGTCCCAGGTTTGTCTAATGATTGTTGTATCTCTTCTACCAAAGCCTTGCAAGAAGCCTCTACACGCTCCTCAATGTCTTTTTTATCAATAGCTTTTTTAGAATTGATTTTTACTTTAACATTACTCATTTTGAATTTCCACCCCAGGGCACTCTAAATGGTGATCCGCTTGACTAGGGTTGCGAACACCGATAATTTTGATAGTAATCCTACCATCTGTTACCAAGTCGCCTCTTTTTATGTCGGCATTAGCATCACAAAATACCACGTGTGATACCTCTGCATGCTCTTGTGCCGCTGCTGTCCTCTCTGCTATACTAGCTGCACTGATACGTCCTCTAACTTGTCCGATGTCTTGGTATTGTTTTACCCAGCCACCTTGTCCATCACTTACTTCAACGCTTCGTTTAATCGTTAGAGTTTTATTAAACAAACTTATCATATTACTGCACGCCAGCCCTCTAACAGATCGGTAACATCCACTTTTAATGGTTCTGCATAAGTAACAGAGTAGTCTCCTATACTTTCGCTCTTTATACTACCAGCATACTGCATGCCTTGATACCAACTTACAACGGTGTTTATACACGCTCTCTCAATATCCTCTGGTAGGTTTCTATCGGGATCTCCTGGAAGTTTGTAACCCGCGGTATACTCGACTTCATATATATAACCTTCGGTGTTAGCTAACGGATGCCATGTTATATTCCATACCAAGCTGGGATTCCACCCCCACCCCTGTG